AAGTGGTGAAAATAGCCCAAGCTGGAAAGGTGGCTTGCCTAAATGTATTGATTGCACAAAGTTGGTTAGTGCTAAAGGTTACGAAAGATGTAGAGGGTGTGCTGCCAAATATTATCGTGGCGAAAATAGCCCGTTTTGGTTACCGCCTGAACAGCGTAAAGTTACAGAATCAGAGCAAATTAGGCAATCTGTTGAATACGCAGAATGGCGCATTGCTGTTTGGTCTAGAGATAAAAACTTATGCAAAGTATGTAACACTCGCCAAAAAGTAATGATTGCCCACCACCTAGACGGATTTAACATATTCCCTGAAAAGCGTTTTGATGTAGATAATGGTGTTACTTTATGCGATAGACATCATATTGCTTTTCATACAAACTACGGCTTTGGCAATAATACTAAGTCCCAGTTTGAGGAATATTTGGCAACCACAACAGAAATGACTTACTAAGGAGATTTACATGGCACTACGATTACCCGTTCAAACCCAATTTGGCGTACCAGCCCCACAAGCCTACGCTAGAATCACTAACTTCTTTGGTACTAAAGACCAACTCCAAGTCCAAGTGGCTATTCATTATGACGAGTCAGCAAGACATGGCAACATGGCTACAGTCAAAGAAAACGCACACTACATCAACATGGAAGATTTAAAAGGTGACCTAATCCCAGCCATTTATGAGGTTCTAAAGACTTATAGCGACTATGCTGGTGCAGAGGACTGCTGATGGCTTTTGCAGACCAATATGTCGTATATGGATATTGGGATACAGGATATTGTGTAGGTGATGTAACCGCTACAGAGGCAAGCGCATCTATAGATGGTGTTTGTTCTGTAGTTAGTAGCGCGATTAGACTTCGGCTTGCTGATGCTAGTATTACTAGTACAGCTTCAGTAAACTCAAGTTGTATCAGAATAAGAGACTTTAGTGGTTCTATATCTGCTAGTGCAACAATAACAGCAGATGCAATTAGACAAAGACTAGCAAATTGTGAAATTCTATGTGTAACCACAGTTAGTACATTTGGCAATGTAGACTTTTCTGGCAACGCTAGTGTTAACGCATTAGCCAACATAGCGTGTTATGCAAACGCAGTATTTTCTGCTTTAGGTTCTGTTTCTAACACTTCTACAGTAAGTTGCCTAGGCAGAATATTAGGCGATAATTGGACAGGCGAGACAGCAGGAACAGAGGCTTGGACAGGTATAGCACCTAGTACGACAGTATGGACTGTTGCATCGGCAGGCTCAGAGACTTGGACAGGAACAACACCAACAGTAACAACTTGGTCAAATATATCTAGCGGAAACTCACAATGGCAATAAGTAGAATAACTTTCGGAGAGTGGACTCCAGATCAGCCAGGTATTACTAACGGCTTACAAAGGGCAGAGAATGTCTTTTCTAAAGCTGTGGGCTATGGTGCTATCAATGCAGCCGAGGACTATTCAGCAGCAGCATCCGAGAATCTAAACAATGTAGTAGCAGGCAAGACTTCAGCAGGTGCTACAGTTGTATTTGCTGGCGGTGCAACAAAACTATTTAAGCTAGATCAAAGTGATCTATCTTTGGACTCCATTGTAAAGGCAAGTAGAACCATTACGAATGTGGTTAAGACAACTCAAGTAGTAACCATTACAACCTCGGTAGCACATGGTTATTCTATCGGTGATTCGGTAACAGTTGCAGCGACCTCTACAACAGCAGTCAATGGCACTTTTACCATTACTACAGTACCAACAACTACAACCTTTACCTATGCACAAACAGGTGCAGATATTAGTACGACTGCTGATACAGGCACAGTAACCTTTGCCTATGTAACACCTAGCAACCAAAGATGGAGATTTACCCAATTTGGTAATGTCATTGTGGCAGCCAATGGTGGTAATCGTTTACAGGGATATAACTTAAACAGTTCTTCTACATTCCAAGACCTAGCAGCCGATGCTCCTCAGTCTCGATATGTAACAGTAGTGCGCGATTTCGTAGTATCAGCTTATGTAAATTCGGCTACTGTGTATCCATACAGGGTGCAATGGTCAGCATTGGGAGACGAGTCTAGTTGGGCTAATTCAGCTACGACACAGGCAGACTTCCAAGATATTCCCGATGGTGGCTCGATTGTAGGTATTACTGGTGGTGAATATGGTCTAGTCTTTATGGACAGGTCAATCCATCGCATGAGCTACATCGGTAGTCCTCTAGTCTTTCAGTTTGACAATATCAGTCGTAACTTAGGGTGCTACGAGGCTAATAGCATTGTGCAGTACGGAGGAACAAGTTTCTTCCTATCGGATGATGGATTCTATGCGTGTGATGGGCAACAGGTATTACCTATCGGAAACGAGAAAGTAAATCGTTTTTTCTACAATGATGTCGATGAGGGTTTATTAAACCTTATGTCATCAGCGATAGACCCGTTTAGAAAGCTAGTAGTTTGGGCTTATGCAAGCCAAGCATCTGCAACAGTTGATAAATTGCTTATCTACAATTATCAGACAGGCAGATGGACAAGTGGCACTACCAATGTGGATCGTGTAGCAACAAGTTCTACACCATCCTTTACATTAGAAGGATTAGACATTTTTGGTAATGTAGACACAATCACCACATCGTTTGATAGCCGTATTTGGCTTGGTGGCAAAATGCAGTTTGCTGGTGTTCGAGATGCCAAGATTATTACATTCTCAGGCTCAAATGCTACAGCTATTATTGAGACAGGCGATATAGAAATGCCTGGCACAACATCGGCTATTACGATAGCAAAGCCAATTGTAGATAATGGATCTGGATCAGTCGCTTTAGTATCTCGTAGACTTCTTACGGAGTCCGTAGCATTTGGCTCTCAGACTGCAGCAGATAGCGAAAATAGAGTATCGTTGCGTGGTGTAGGAAGGTATCATCGTCTACAATTAACACCTACAGGTGCTTGGACAAACACAGTCGGAATGGACATTGATTTAAGCCCATTAGGAACTAGATAATGTATAGAGTTTTACCTCCTTTTGGATCAGATCAGCGTGGTGTAGCCGAAGTAGTCAATGGCATTATGAACGGCAAGACAAACAACACAGGCTCTGTTACTTTAGCAACGGCTGGTGCAAGCACTACGACCTTAACAGATGCTCGGATTGGTGCAGATTCAGTCATTATCTTAGTGCCAAGCGATGATGTATCAGCAGCATCGTTTTACCCTTATTTAGCCGTACAAGACGATACAGACCAAGCTGCGACAACAACGACTGCAGCCAATGTTATGTCGTTCAGCACCACAGACTACGCATTAGGTGCAAGTCTTGTAACGAATACAAAACTAACAGCAGGTTACTCTGGACTCTACAACATTCAGTTTAGTGTGCAGTTAGTTAATACGACCAACGATGTACAAGAGGTTAGTATTTGGTTTAGTAAAAACGGAACAAATGTAGCAAACAGTAATAGTGAGTTTGGTATTAAACAAAGAAAAGCATCTGGCGTAGCATCAAGAACTATCGCTGCTCTTAACTTTTTTATTGCATTGCAAAAAGACGATTATGTAGAGATATATTGGAGACCAAGCGACATTGGTGTAAGCCTTGAGCATTTTGCTACCCAATCAAGTCCAACAAGACCGGCAACACCTAGCATCATAGCCACCATGAGTTATCTCTCATCAAATGGCTATACCAGTAATCTTTTTACAATGCCTTATATATCGGCAGTAACAGCAGGAAGTGCAACCATTAGTCATCCTGCTAATTCAGTATCAGGTATGACTTATAAATATATCATCGTAGGATAAAGGAATAATTATGTCAGGTTATACAACACCTCCACCTAGCTTTTTACCTAGCACACCAATTGAGCCAGGCGCACCAGCAGCAGGCGCATCACAGATAGACGCTACTATTCGCCCATTCCTTACAGAGGGTTTACGCCAAGCACAAGAAATATTCTTGCGCCAACAGCCACAGATGTTCCCTGGTCAGACTTATATCCCACCTTCTGAGCAAACATTACAAGCATTGCAACAACAGGAAAATATTGCAAGACAGCCATCACCATTCTTAGGTGCTGCTCAAGGTGCTTATATGCAGTCTTTAGGCGGTCTAAGCGGAACAGCAGCAGGACAGTACCTAAATGCTAATCCGTACCAACAGCAGATGATGGCAGCAGCTACGCGCCCACTTACCCAAGCATTTAGCGAGCAAGTATTGCCTGGCATCTCTAGTCTTTATTCTAAGTCTGGTCGATTAGGCTCTGGATCTATGGAAAGAGCATTAGGCACAGCAGCAGAAACTTATGGCAGAGGATTGGGCGATATTACATCCAACATAGCAGGACAACAATACCAACAAGAAAGAGGCTTACAGCAACAAGCTGCACTACAGTTGGCAAACCTTGCTCAAGCTGCACCTCAGATTTATGGTCAACAATTCCTACCTTCTCAGACATTAGGACAAATTGGCGCACAGAGAGAGGCAATCGCTGCACAACCTCTACAAGAGCAGATGAGTCGATTTGCTTACCAACAGCGTTTACCTTACGAGCAGTTGTCAGGCTATTTAT